TCACCGCCATTTCGGCTGGCGCGGCGGCGCATTGGCCTGGATCTCGTGCAGCGGCGCGTGAGAGCCGAGCAGCTTCTTCAGCTTCTTCTCCTCCGCCGGCCCAATGCCAAACTTGCGGCAATGCTCCGCGACATCATGCTCCCGCGGACCGGGAATGCGAACTTGGCGATTGTTCATGCTCTTCATGTCTGTTTCCTCCTGAAAAGGATAACAAACAGACGGCGGTTTGGTTCGTTAGAGAATGCTAAAATTTCGATATGCCGGTTGAGCTTCGGCTGTAGCAATATATCACAGCGGACGGGTGGCGCTTTGCTGCGTTTACTTACGACGTTTCCTGCCACATGCCGGATTCCCAGAAAAGATCGATGATTCTGCTCAGCTAATCTTCAACCAAGGCCTGAGCGCCGCCACCGCGCCATCGCTGGCATAGGCGACAATCCCGCCGGTCGTCAGTCCGGCAAAAGCGATCAGCCCCGAAATGCCGTAGCCGATCGATTTCATCCGTTTTCGAGCGCCGGCCCGACGGTCTCCTGGTTCTTCTCAACGGTTTCCTTGAGCGTGCCGATCTCGGCGCGGGTCTGCGCGTTCCGCTCCACCTGTGATTGCCACTCTCGTGTCGAGCTAGGCGATCTGCCACCTGGCCTTAATCGCCAACACTGTTTTTCGCACTGGATTGGCCGGCAAACAGCGCCCAGATTCCGAGACTTAGTCCAGCTACTGCAGGAACGCCCATGAGAACTCCAATATAAACTGCGATTGGAAAGTCATGAATTCCGATAAATAATTCCTGCCCAGCGCACTTATCAGCCATGTATCCTATGAAATGTTCACACTTCCCGGCGTCGGGAAACAAAAAGAAAAGCCCGTCAACAACAAGCAGGACACTCAGGCAGATGCCCATGCCGCGAAACTCTTTCACGCCGGGACGCCTGAGAGACAGCTCCGGTTTCGTTTTTTGAACGGACCACAGGAACTTGCCAAGCAGGAAGCACGCACCCGTTCCGAGAAGTTGGGCTATCATCAGAGCAAGTGTCTGGTCGATGGCGGGCCTCACGACTTGGGCAGTGAGTGCTGCCATGAATGCCACCAGCCCCAGTACTGAAACTACTGAAGCCCACGTAACTCCATCGCGTGTTACAACTGCACGGTAAAGACCGTAAGACGCCCAAGCAGTCATGGCTATTGGAATGGGACCGATGGGCCAAGGGAACGAGAGATCAAGCATGCCCTGACTATGCCTGATCAAGTGGGTTACTCAACCTCGAAGTCAGTTATACACAAACACGACCCGACCTTCGTCGTAGCAATTGGTAAGGCCGGGCAAAGCGCGCCTAGTTGATCTTCAGCCAATGCCGCAACGCCCCCACCGCTCCGTCGCTCGCATAGGCAATGACCCCGCCGGTCGTCAGGCCGGCGAAGGCAATCAGCCCAGAGATGCCATAGCCGATTGTTTTCATCCGTTTCCACTCTTCGAGCGCCGGGGCAACCGTTTCCTGGTTCTTCTCGACGGTTTCCTTGAGCGTCAGGACCTCGTCGCGGAGCTGCGCATCGGCTCCGCCGCTGATCGCCGCCCTGGTATTGAGATGGGCGATCTGCCTTGCCTGCTCGTCGAGGCGCTTGTGGATCACCGCCCTTCCATCATGAGCATTGGCTTTTTCGTCGCTCATCTCCTGGCGCAGCAGCGCGACATTTTCCTCGATGCCGGTCAGCCGGCCCTCCACGCGCCCGAGAGCGCGCAGGATATCGTCATTCGATGTCATATCGGCACCCTGTTATGAATTGAATTTCAGTTTTTCGGTTTGCGGAATGCCGCCGGCGATGCGGTCGATCATGATGGGTTGCGGGTGAACAAGGGATAGCGGCGAGAGCTCGCCGACAGATGGGGCTGGGCGAACGATGGAGCCCACCGGCAGGATAACGGCGCTGGATCCCATATAGGTGATCACATTGCCCGAAATGCTGGCGATGGTCTGGGTGCTGAGACGAACGACGCCCTCGGGGCCGGCGTAAATATGCAGCTGCTGCTCAGGCCTGAAAATGCTCGCATCCGCGACGGTGATCTGGTTATACGTCGTGACGCCATCCGTTCCGGCCTGCACGGCGACTGTCGTACTCGGAAGCTCCAGCATGCCGGGCCAGACACCGCCTTTCTCGGTCGAAGCCCAGGCTGCGTAGGTATCAATGGCGTCATCGCAGCAGGCCGACGTCCTGGCGAGAATGTCGTCACGCAGACGCCATTTACCGGAAGCATCGGTTCCGTCGGAAGGGTAAGTGTTGTTTGCGCCATAAGACTGCCAGGCAGCCCGTATGCCCAAATCATTGACAATGATTGATCCTGTCGCCGGAGAGGTGGCCGAGCCGGCAAACTGATAGGTAAACTGCGTCGGGCTCAATACCGTCACCACGACGTTGCCATTGTATTCCGCCTGCGCTGCACCGGAGATCGTGACCGTCTGCCCGGTGACAAGTCCGCCCGTCGTGGTGGAATGGGTTGCCGTGACCGTCGTTCCCACCGACGTCAGCGTTGCGGACTTGGTGACGGTCGTGCGGCCGAGCGGCGGGAAGGCCACGATCCTGACGCCGGCATATTCGGCGCGGATGCGGTTGACGAGCGACCGATAGTTCGTATTGAACCAGGTGCTGTAGGAGGTCGAGGTGTCGTTCTGCCCCATCTGGTTGGCGATGACGGTGAAGGGCAGTTTGTTGCCGTTGAACGCCTTGATCTCGCGGATGATATCCCTTCGCCGGGTTGCGATCGACGAGCCGGATCCAGTGTATTCGCGCACCGATCCGGCACCGGGCATGCCGATCAGGCAATGCGGAATTCGTCCGGCGCCACCGTCCTTGTCGAGCCATCGACGAAACCAGCCGAGATTGCCGCGGCTGTCGGCGGCGGAGGAATATTCCTGGCGCGCCGCGCCGATACTGTCGACGAAACCGAGGGCGACCGGCCTTCCGTCCCAATCGCCCTTGGCGACCATGAAATCGGCTCCCCAATATTGCGGCTGCGCCTGCAGGCCATAGCTCGTATCGAGGGCGGCGGTGCTGTCGGCGAGCGGCGTGTCCTTGAAGGCAAGCAGCGTGTCGAGATCGCTCGCACCCCAGACACGTTCGCCGCGATGCTTCTGGATGCGGTAAACCGGCCAGATCTTGTCGCCGACGGCGGTGTGATAAAACAGCCAGATTTCGATTTCGCTTTCCGGCGCGACATCGGCAATGGTCAGCTCGTCCGTCCAGGCGCCGTTCGTCTGGTCGGCGACCGTCACCGTGTTCGCGCCGGCGAATGTGCATTGATAGAAGATGCCGGCTACGCGGATGAACATGGCGTCGGCGACAACCGAATTGCCGGGCGCACCAATCGTGCCGGTGACGATGGTTTCCTGCGGCGAGTTTCCGCCTTCCGTCGAGGCGAAGCCGGAAAGGTGGAAGCGGAAGGTCCGCGTCTTATATTGCGGCGTGCAAACGACGACCTTGCTGCAGACATAATTCGTCCCGGCGGCGGCGGTGACGATGCCGCCCGACGGCATGCGGTTGCGGGTGGCAAAGAACATGTAGCGGTCGGGATCTCCCGCATTGCCGCCCGTCCCGCTCAGCAGCGGATTGGCAAGGGCAAGCGAAATGGCGTTCATCATCGGCGTGTTCCGTATCGGCTGGTGAGGTCGTCGTAAAATTGCACTGTACGCCCCTGACGGGCATTGGCGCGGTCGAGCGCCTGGCGCTCACGGGCAAGGATCGCAATCAGCGGCTCGCCTTCGCGCACGGGCGCATGCGCTTCCTGCCTTCTCAAATCATCGGGCAGCGGCGGCAGCACAATACCGGCCGCAGCCCTCGCCTTGGCAACCGCCGCCTGGTTCAGGCGCTCAGTGGCGGAGCAGCCAGTCACGATCAGCAGCAGTGACAGCGCAAGCGCGGTTCTTTTGCGAAAGCTCAAGTTCATAGGATCGGATCTCGTTTTCCAACGTGTCTCTGGCGGTCTGCTCGGCGGCCTTGGCCGCCTCCAGCCGCTTGCGATGCTCTTCACCGGCGCGGGCCGCCGCATCGCGCTGGCGCTGCATCTCGGCGGCCCAGGCTTCGGCCGCAGCCTTCTCGGCCAGCACGACGTAACCGGCGCGCGCCTCACGCGCCGCCGAGGGATAGCCGATCGCCACAGCATAGAGGTGATAGAGAAGCAGCCCGGCGGCGATGCCGGCGGCCATCTTCAGCGTATCGAGAAGGCCGAACATCAGACGCCCTCCAGACAGAAAGCGCGTTCCTTCTGCCGGCGGCGCGTCAGGCCGGGAAAAGTGATGCCGGCGGCGCGGTTCCACTTCAACAGCGCCTCGCAGCCCTCGGCCGTCCTGCCCTGATTGATCAGCCGGACCGCGCTCGAACTGCAGGCCGCCTTGACGCCGACATTGTAAGCAAACGAGGTCAGCGCCACGAAACGCGCATCCGGCAGCGGCACGCGCACACAGCTTTCGATGCCGCGCGCATAGGTCTGAAGCTCCAGCGCCAACAGCGCCCTGCACTGCTCCACCGTCCTGCGATCCCCGGGCTTCACCCCATTGGTGCTGCCATAACAGATCGTCCAAGGCGGACCCTCGGTCGCCGGATCCGGATAGGCATTCTGCCGCAGCCCCTCGAAACTGCCGACGAGTGCCACGGCCATGGCGGCCGCAGCACTACCCTTCTGCAGGCGGTTTGCCATTCAGTTCTCCTGAGATTTGCTGTTGAAAGACGATACGGGCAACGATCGCCGCCGCGGTGAGGAGGCCCGAGACCACCGACGTGGCGAGCTGGATGTAGAGGTTGCGAGGCATCCAGGTGCCGGCGACGAAATTGGTGACGGGCTCGAGGACGATGAAGACGAGCGCCAACGCCATAAGGCGGACACTCCAGGCGCGCCTCAGCACGGCGCGCCAGTTGCGGACGATCATGGGGTGGGCTCCGGATTGTGATTTAAATATAGTACCGATAGGTACACTAATGGTTGTCTATTGCAGATGCTTTCGCTTAACGGTTACGTTAGCGGCATGCGATCATCATCCCCGATGTCAAACAGAATCGAAGGTCTGGATACCGTGAGGGCAGTTGCCGCGCTCTCGGTGGTGTTCGCTCACCTTATCGGGCCGTCACTGCCCGGATTGGCGAAGTACATTTTCACGGGCCACCCTGCCGTTATCGCCTTCTTCGTGGTTTCAGGCTTCTGCATTCATTACCCATACCGACGGCAAGAGCTCCGAACCGCCCCGTTCCTCGCCGGCCGGTTCCTTCGCATCGTGCCGCCGTCTGCGGTGGCATTCCTCATGGCGCAAGCACTGGGCATCAGGGCATACAATCCCATCGACGGCTTCATACTCTGGTCAGTCGTCTGCGAGGCGGTCTACTATTGCCTTTATCCGCTGTTCCTGCCGGTGGCTCGCCGCATCGGGTGGCCGCTGATCATCGCTGCTTCGCTAATTGCCTCGTATGGCATTGCGATCGGCGTGGGCCCAGATCAATACGGTAATGCCAAATCGTACGGGCCGCTGCTAAACTGGGTTGTCGGCCTTCCCGCTTGGCTGATCGGCTGCTATGTCGCTGAGAACCTCGACCGCCTGAAACTCGCCGGCAACGTGTGGCTCTGGCGCGCTGTCACAGCGGCGACTGCGTCCGTCCTATATTGGGCAACGATAAACACACCCGCCGGCTTCTACCTGACCATGACGCCATTCTCCGCGCTGGCCGCCTGCTGGATCATGGCAGAGATCAGGAGTGCGGCAGACCGAGGCCCCGTTAAGATGCTGGAAGCTATAGGCGCCGCCTGCTTCTCGATTTATCTCGTACACATCATCGCGGCGACCGCGATTGAATGGTTGGTAACGCCGCCAATCATCGTCTGCACGCTTTCACTTGCGCTGGTTTATCCGTTCTATCGTTGGATCGAGAAACCGTGCCATGCCGCCGCGCGCCGGGCCAAGGCAAAGCTGGAGCATTTGGAGGTTAGACGCCGCTTGGACGAAGGCGTCGATTTTGGCGCTGAAAAATCCCTGTAGTCCAAAAGGCAACCCTACAGAGCCACCTTCCCTGACCTCATTGGATAGGAGGCAGTCGGCTATTTTGACAAAATATAGCAGTGGAATGCACTGCGTTCGTCGTTAATGGCGCCCATAGCCGCGAGGGGCGTGGCAAACATCTTGAGAGCTTTTAGCCACTCAGCTTTTATGTCAGGCATCTTCTCGCGATCAACGCCATCGACCATTTTCATGAGCGCCGGGAACATCGGCCGGAAACCAATATCCCAGGTCTGGATTATAGTCTTTGGCAAGTGCTGCGAGTGGTGTGAAACCGAAAGCCCCGCTCTTGCGAAAATTTCTCGCCAATCTTCATCCGACTTCGATTGCTTGATATTGTCGCTCAGTCTGCCGCGATCAAGAAGCTCAAGCCACTTCCATCGTTCGTCTTTCGTCTCGACATACAAAGAGTTGTAAAAACTATACTCCGGAAGCGTGTCGTTCGGGAGCATCAGGCAAATCGCGCCGCCCGGCTCCAAGATTCTTCTCAGTTCCGTGAGAACGTTTATCGGGTTGTCGAGCCAATAAACGATGTTCGAAAAGATGGATCTGAAAGAATCGTCATCGAAAGGAAGAGGGCCGTTCCCATCGCCTTCAACGGTCTCCTTGTAGAATCCAAGCGCTGCCGCCTTCCGCAACAAGTTAGCCTTGTGATCAAAGCCAACGCTTATCTGATATGATGCTGGCATGGTGACTAGAGGTTCGAAACTCTCATCGTACGCGTCGTACACATCAGCGTTTTCATAGAATCGGTCGAGTTGCTCCGTCTTCTGGAAGGCGTCGAATTCGGTACTGAACCGACCTCCCGCTCTAATGAACGAAAACAGGCCGTCTCCGCACCCAAAGTCCAGCGATCTGCCTTCGAATTCGAAGCTTTTCATCGCCTGGATATCCAAATACCTCCAGATAGCGGTCTCTGGCCGGAGCCAAAACACGCTCAATAACTGTTCTAGAACCGAAGTCATTTGATCACCACTGCTGCAAATTTCGTCCCGCTATACGATGGAAGGCCGCCTGGTTCAACGCGGATGTTCGAGTGTCTGCGTGAAAGCAAGGACACGAAGCGGATCGTTGGCCGATGACCCAATTTTCTCAGCGTGCATTCCCGTCCTGCAGGGCTACCGATGACTTCACGGCGTCGAGAAGTCCGGCGCGGCGAAGCATTTAGCCGGAATTTCAACACGCATCACGCAGCCCTCCCACACGGGAAATAGAAACAGTCGGTCCAGACCAGATGTTCCTGGAAGCGCCGCATACCTGGTGAGTAGGCGAATTAGTGCAGGATCATCTTTCCCCACATAAAAAGGTGGACCTGAGAGCCGCCTTAGATGGTCGCTTAATCTCTGAAGTCAGTTGCGCTTGAACAAGAGATCGGCGCCGTACATGTCGTCCGCGCCGTGGATTAGGCCGTCACTTCGATCGGCGACGCGTTTAATCAGTTTGAACCCAACATCCGACGCAATCTCGACGAGCCTCCGCTCCGACACCGTCCTGTGAGGATAGCGGATAACGATATCTGAGAAACCATCCGGGATCGGACCAGCACCGTTGTTGAATAGCATCGAGTGCTGCACCCTGAAGCACTCCTTTTCGGAAAAAGTGTTGCGCGCCAAGAATGCATATTCGCTCGTTCTGCGAAGGCAGTCTTCCCAAAGCACGTAGGGGTCTTCCAGGTACTGGAGGGTGCCGCTGCTATAAAAAATCCCAATTTTGTCAGGCAGGCTGGTTGAGAACCCAATGGTCGGGCGAAGAGCGGATGCCGCCTTTACAATCCCTGGAGTTTCGACAACGGCAAATGAGCGTTGCGGGAATCTCCTTTGGAGAACGGCGCAAAGTTCACCGGCAGATCCGCCAAAATCGACGAACGGGTCGGTCCCCTCCGCCATGATCGAAAGCAACTCGGGAGTTGGCTTTGCATAATTTTCCTCGTTCCCGACGATTCCGCCAGACCGCCGAAGCCTAAAGAGCGCAAGCTCCTCAGCTTGATAGCCAGATCCGGCCGCCTTCGATGCGCGCTTCCACGACCGGTATCTCTTTCTGATAGCCATATTTTCCGGAAGGTCGCGGATGAAGTTCCGAATGATGATCCCAACGTGTATGCGCCTCAATGTTCTCGCCCTCTCGATTGTCGCGCATCTTTAAATAGAATTTTGAGCAATAGCCAGTGGCCGTCGGCGCAAGCGGCGACGATTACAGCCTTGACGCTGCGGCGAAAAATTCATCGATCTGGTACTGGCTGAACCCCAGCGCAGCAAAACCGGCTTTCATCATTGGACTATCCTTGACGAAAGTGCCGCTGTACTCGAATGCGTCCTGGACTTCGCCATCCTGTTGGGCCACCCAACCTTTCACTTGGTCGATCAATCCCCGGCGCCGGAGCATCAGCCTGAATTGTCGAGCGGACACCCAAGTTACAGCTATCGGTCGGCTGATAAATGCCTGTACTTCGGCGTTTTCATCGTCAATGACCTCCGGATTGGGATCACCGGTATCCCCATAGAATACGCCTATGATGGCATTTGTGCCTTGGTCTCTTAAAACGGTAACCTTGCTCATGCGCTGAGCCTCCTTGTCGTGTAGTCGATCCAGCCATTGGTGCTGAGAGAAAGGGTGCCGGTTCCCAACGAGACACTGGTGTTAGCCCACATAAGGCCCTCAGATCGTGTCCTGACTATCTGAACGACGGTGACGTTGACGGCAGATAGGACGTTTAGGAACACATTGCCTGAGGCGCCGGCGCCCGCTCCGGTCTTCTCCGTATCGATCTTGATTTGAGCGACAGAATTGCTGCCAGCGACGGTCTGCATCATGAACACGCCGTACACGGAAATGCCATCCGGCAGACCGGCTGGATTGTAGGAGTTATTGTCGATGCTCCCCGATGTTGAAAATTCGCTTATCGGATCCGTCAGCTTCACAAAGTTTCCATACTGTTTGAAGCTGATAATCTGCGAGCTTGAGTTCGTCAGAACTGCTCCCACGCGGCTACCGGACAGGACTTCCCAACCGGATAGGCTTGTCATCGTCACCCCGGAGGGCGTGCTTGAGAGTGATGCGACGACATCTCCGGCCCCATCGCTCGTCCGGCGTATAGCGTAAAGGAAGTATGTTTTTGACGCAGCGATGGTGCCTGTATCGAGCACGCCACCGTTATTCCCTGCCACAAACGTCGAGGTGAATACCTTCGTGAGAGTCGATGAGATGGAAAAGCTCTTGCTTCCACAAAATGCCGCACCGGACGATACGGAAATTGATGTCGTGCCAACAAAAGCCGGGACTATATCAATAATATAGTCCGCGACGTTGGCCAACTCCGCCTTGCTTTGGATCCTAGCGAAGAGCTTGTTGGTGAAGAAAGCGGCGCCGGAGCAGATGATTTCGACGCTGTAGCCGTCCTTGAGGACAAGTGTGGCCGCGCCGTCGATCGTCTCCAACCCGTTCGGGTCAATCGTCACGTCTCCGCCATCGGCGATGACGCAATAGTGCCAGTTTGCGCCGAGTGTGGCCGCTGCGGTCAGGCTGAGCGTGGCGGCCGCGGTGAAGCGGTGGACGGCGTTGTCGTCGGATGCGAGCGCGGTGTAATCGCCTGACTTCGCCGCATAGACCGAGGCTTTATCGAAGGTGATGTCGACGCCGTTCTGGGTGAAACCCAGCACTCCGCCCCCCTTGAGATAGATACCGGTCTGCGGGTTCGAGGCGAAACCGACGCCCGGCGCCGAAATCGTGCCGCCTGCTGCCTTGAGCGGCGCGGCCATCGGCGCCGAGCCGTCGCGCGGCAGCGAGTTGGTGATTTCGTTGCCGAGGTCGGTCGTCAGCGCGTTCCATGGCGCCGGGTCAATGACCTGGCCGACGGACGGGGTCGTTCCGGCGGGTTTCGAATAGACGCCGGTTGATGGGTTTCTGGGCATTCACCTTCTCCAAATGGAAAAGGCCCCCGCGCGATGGCGGAGGCCGTGGACCGTATAATACTAGTTGCAGCATACAGATCGATCAGCAGTCGAAGATATCAAAGCGATCAAGATCATCCCGATGCTCGCCGCCATCATGACGATTGCCCCTGGTCCCCACTCAGGACAGACCCTGCCAAGCGGCTGATCGATCGGGTTCCGGTCGACGTGACCTGTTTTCGTCGGCTTCGACCGCAGGGCCGATCAGCTCTTACACCGGACGAAGGGATGCTATTTTGTGGGAAGATATGCTGGGACAGGTTACCAGCCGCCACCGCCGTTTGGACTATTTGCTCTAAGAAGCGCGCGCGTAAGAGCATCCTTCCCGCCGGCTTTACGACCACCTTCCGCCGGCAGCACACCGCGTCTTCTTAAGGCCTCCATACCGAGACCCGTTAGAGCCTCTTCGACAGCGCCCTGAAGCGCCTGCTCGAACCGGTTGTTGAAACCACCTTCCCCGGACCCAAAACCTTCAGCAGCACCAAGCGCGATGTCGCTCATCGTTCCTGAAGGTAATTTGAAAGCTGCCTCAGAGGCCACCTTTCCAACGTCCTGCAGCCCTTCGGAAATATAGGGATGCTGTTCATCGAAGGCCGCATCCATTCCGCGCTGCATAGCCAGTGAGGTATTATATCGCTCTTCATACGTGTCGCCCGGCAGCCTCCAACTGGCGGGCAGCACCGGATTTACAAATGGGGCTATCGCCGCATTTGTCGCCGCGTTCATCTCATCAAGGTAGGAGCCGACTCCGGGCACACCGCGGCCGATGGAGCGCACGACATTATTTATCGAGAGGTCGCCCGATTGCCCCGCATGAGGGGCGGCGCCAAGGCGGGGCATTTTCTTCAATACTACCGGGGTTTCATTAAAGTTTGGCATCAAGGGCTCCTGTAGGTTTTAGGGCGAGGTGGGGTTTCGATGGCAGCGCATTGACATCTGCCCTCAGTCTGCAGGCGGACTGGTTGAGCTGAGGAGGCGGCCCAAACTGGCCCGCTTCCTAAGCCCCGCAGAGATTGAATTGCAGGGGCGCGCGGCTGGTACATTCGGGTGGTGATATCCTTCAAAAGCGCCCGTGCTCGCGGGTTGCTCATCGGATTTTGGCTTGGAGCAGCTGCATCGTCCGGCGCCTGTTCAAGACTGACACGCTCGCTGCGACTAATACTTGCCGGCCGGGATTTGGCGCTGATCCGGTCATAGGCAGCAAACACTCGGGCGCTGTTTATGGAGCGTTCCGCGTGCCTCCGAACAGCGACGACAGGAAGCCGGAAGGCTTCGCTGGCGAAGCGGAAAGATTAGCTGGCGCGGCGAACCCCGCAGCCGTACCCGCCTGCTGCCCTTCATTGTCCTGCCTAAGCGCCAGTCCCCCCATAAGCGCCTGAGCAAGTCGCGCCGCGCCCTGCCATGGCGATTGCACCGGACTCATATCCATGCCCTGCTGCAGCATGGCGTAAGCCAGCCGCTTGCGCTGGTCGCTGAGGTCGTCCTGCGTCTTGCCGGTATCGCCGCCGAAGATGAATGACTTCATGCGACCGCCCTTTCGTAATCGACGCGGTCGAAGCCGTCGGCGTGTTCGACCACGGCGTCCGGATGGGTCTTGCGCACATCGTCGGACATCAGGCCGAGCTGCATCGGGCCGCCGTCCTTGTAGCGGAAGGCGTAAACCGGCAGGCCGTTCTCCAGCGCGCCGACGCGTTTGATGTCTTGCTTCAGGCGCCGGTCCGACTTCGCCCAGCCGCCAAGGAGTGTTCCGCCGAGGCCGAACAGGCCGCCCATGGCGGCGTTCGACTGGGCGACCCGGCGGTCGTAGAGGCCCATTTTCTGGTTGAAGTTCTCGTTGATCAGCCCGGCCTGGTCGACGGTCGGCAGTTGCGTCGATGGCGTGTTGACATAGGTCGGCTGGTGCACCTGCGAGCCCGACATCAGCGCTGAAATCTCGTTCAGCGGCAGGTTGCGCTCGGTTAGGATGGCGTTTTGCGCATTCGAATACATGTCGCCGAGATATTGGTCGGAGGCGGCCTGCTTGCGGGTGGAAAAATCGCGCATGGCGTTGTCGTAAGCCGCCGAGCCCATCGAGATGCCCTTGTCGGCCAGGCTCTGCTCGAGGCTCGCCTGGTCGCGGTCCCACTGGTTGTTGAAGCCGGACTGCCAGTGATTGTTGACATATTTGTCGACATTGCCGGCGCTGAGATCGACATTGCTGCCGAGGATGCCGGAGACCTTGGCGGTCTGGTCGTTGGCGAGCCTGGCAAGGCCGAGCTGCGTCTGCTGGGTCTGATCGTAGATCGCCTGATTCTCGGGCGAATAGGTCTGATAGGCGGAATAGGTCGGCAGCTTATAGGTCTTGCCGTTCTGGTCGGTCATTGTCTGATAGCCGGTGACCTTGTACTCCAGCGAACCATCCGGCGTGTACTGGTTGGTGTGGCTGAGGCCCGCATTGGCGATGGCGGTGTCGACATTGGTGGCCGTCTGCGCCGCTGCGGTCTGGGTCGGATCAGGCGCCTTCGGGGCCTTTGGCGTGGAGACCATAGGGAAAATCCTCTTTGATGATTCCGTAAAGCAGGCCGTCGCAATCGCCGAAATAGCCGCGCTGGCGGCCTTCCGGCTCAGCGCCCAACCTGGCGAGCAGCCTCTGGGCGTTGCTGTTGTCGGCGCGGGTGCGGCAGGTGGCGCGGCGGCAGCCGAGCTGGCGGGTGACGTAGTCGAATACTGCCCGCAGCAGTGTCAGCGACAGCCGGTCGGCGGCGAGCGAGATTTCGACATCGTGGCCGGTCCAGACGTTGAAGACGAAGCCGGCGATGATCCGGCCGCGGTCGATGTGGGCGAGCGTGGTATAGGGCGGGTGGAATTCCACCCCGATCCTTGCCCCGACCCAGGCGGCGATCTCGGCGCTGGGTTCTGAGACGATCAAATTGGCGCGCCTCGCTCGTAAAGCACCGAGCCGCCGACGACCGCGGCTTCCGAGACGGAGCCCGACGAACCGGAGATCAGTGCCCGGATCGTCGGCGCCAAGGCCGAACCGGCGCCGCCGGCGGAGGCGAATTTGCGCACCAGCGAAATGCCGGGGAATTTCGCGACACCCCAGACCGCCGTTCCCCATTTCGCCGCCGCATTATTCTCGACCGACGACAGAAGCGCTGTCGGCACCTTGGTCTGGTAGTCGACCGAGATGCCGCCATACATCAGCGTCGAAACGCCGATCTGCGCCGTCACACCGATCAGCTTGGAAAGCTTGGTCGAGAGCCCGTCGCCGAAGCGGCTCCAGGCGCCGACCATCAGCGCGTCGATCGCCGCGCCATTGTCGTTCGCGCCGACTTCGGCCTCGTAGAGCGTTCCGTCGGCGGCGCCGAAGAACAGCCGGTCCTGCCAGGTCGCCCAGCAGGAGGCGGGCATGCCGACGAAGCGGCACCAGGCGCCGGTCTCGGTGTTCATCACATATTGATAGGGGCCGAAGGAGGACGGCAGGTTGACGATCGCCATCTGCCGCGCCGGAAAGCTCGAAAGCTGCCACTCCTCAGAGCTCGTGCCGGCCGCCGCCACCGTCTCGCGCCATGTCGGGCCGATTCTGGCAGTAATCGCGCCGAGGCTGGTGGCGCCGCGATCGAGCTGCACCGCCTTGGTGATCGGCACGATGCCGTCGGTCGTCATGATCGCGAGATCGGCGCCGACCGACAGCAGGCAGCGATCGCTGCCGAGCGGCCGGCCGAGCTTGAAGGTGCCGATCAGGCCCCAGTTCGCAGCATTTGACGGGTCGGATCCCTGGAAGACGATCACCTCGCCCTCCGAGGAGATCAGCACCAGGCATTGCTGCAGGCCTGTCGCAACCGGGATCGTCCAGACATTGATCGCCACCAGCGTGCCGCCATATTTCATGTTGCCACCGACCGGCAGGACCGTCGCCGCGCCGCTGACGGCGTCGGTGGCGAGATACCAGACATTGGTCGAGTTCTTCTCGATGAACCACAGGCGCGAGCGATAGGCGGTGACGGCGGTAAGCAGCGAGGCGTCGGATATGCCCGTGATCATCGTCGAGACGACATAGGGCGTGGCAACCGCGCCCTTTTCCAGCTGCGCATTGGTGACCGTTCCCGTCACGGTGACGACAAGCGTGCCGGCGGCGGGCGTGAAGGCGAGCGACACGCGGTTGCCGACGCCTGTCCCGTTCAGCGTGCCTGAGAAGGCGCCCGAAAGCGTGACCGAGCCGGTGCCGAAGAAGCTCAGCGTATAGGCCGTGTTGCGCACGGCGACATTCTGGGTGGCGAGCGCTGCCGTGCCGACCAGGAAATTATTCGTCCAGGAGGTGCCGTTGAAGAGCAGCGGCGTGTCGAGGCCGTTGACGAGGCGCAGGAATTCCTGGCCGGCCGGGTTGGTATATTGCTGCACCGACCAGTGGGCGCTGGCGAGGCCCGAGACGACAGGCGCGCCGGCGGCACCGCCGACCGTCACGTCGAAGATCTTGTCGCCGGCGGCGGCAAACAGCCGGTTGGTCACGCCCGAATAGGGAATGACCGTCTGCACATCGGCGCCGAGACCGGTGGAAAAGGCAAGAAAACCGTAGCGGGCGCGCACCCGGTTTGCCTCGGGAAAGAAGTTGTCGAGCTGGAAGGCCGCGTCCTCGGGCATATCGGCCATCTCGACATCGGTTCGCCAGCCGCCGATCGGCGCGATCCAATCTTTGCCTGGCGAAACGCGGCGGGTGCGGCCGTTCGGGGGAACAGGTGTGCGGGTCATGGGGTCTCAACCGTGATCGTGCCGGGCCAATAGTTCTCGGGCTGTCCCCTCGCCGGCAGCGAGAGATCCACGGGGCTTGCGGCGCGGTCGGCGCCGATTGCGGCTTCCTTGGTTCGCTCGAAGCTGGCGAGCTCCTCGCCATAGTCGAGGCCCTTGGCCCGCTTCCAGCGCCAGATCAGCGACAGTTCGAGTAGCTCTTCGGGAAAGCGCGCCGTATCCGTGTCGTTGGCCCAGTTGCCGGCCGCGGTGGCGCCGCCGTTCACCGCCACCCAGTAGCCGGAGATATAGGCATATTCCATCGTCTCGCCGGCCACATTCGGGTAGATGTCGAGCTTGCCGCCGGCCATCCGCCAGATCTGTGGCACCGGGTTGGCATTGAGGATGGTCTGACGCTGCCAGCTCTGCGGCTCCACCGGGCCATTGAGCGCCCAGAGGCGGGAGACGTTCCAGATCCTGGCATTGGCGGCGAAGCGGTCCCAGTCGCCGGGCGGTTCGTCCGGCTCCGGATTGGCGCCGGTCGCCTGAAATTGCCGCCGCACCATCAGCGCCGACCAGTCATGCGCCCGCATCAGGTCGCGGCCGGCGCGGGTGGAGAGGATGCGCAGCTGCATGATCTGCGGATCCGCCGAGGACATGACGGCCGTCGGCGGATCGAGGTCGATCTCCGCGCAGACGTTCTGAATGATGGTCAGGAGCGACATGCGGGGATCTCCGGGTTCAGAGCGGTTGTCGTGGGCGTGGGGGTAAGGTGTGCCGTGTCAGCGCTTCTTCAGGCTACTTGCCGGCTGCGGCTCTTACCGCTTTCGCTTTCGAGCGCCTCGAACCGCGCAGCCATCTCCTTCATCTGCGCCTGCAGGCGGCCCACCTCGTCCTTCAGCCGTTCGTTTTCGGCGGCAAAGGCGGAAGCGGCGCTGGAGTTTTCGGCGGTCGCGAGATAGGCGCGGGCGGCGGCGGTGAGCTCGTTGGCGCCCATGCCGATCTTCTGCTTGGCGGTGTCGGAAAGCGCTGCCAGCTGCTCGACGGTATAGATATTGACCGCCTCCAGCTCCTTGATCTGGCTGGGCTTCAGATAGGGCCATTGCGAAAGCGGCGTGCCGGTCAGCTGCTCGCGGGCGGCGGCACCCTCCTTGAAGCGCTTATAGGCATCGGCGAAGCGGATTTTGTCGTTGTCGGTCACCTCGCGATAGACCTCGGTGTGCTTGTCGCCTGCGATGAAGATGCGGACGAATTCCTTGTCGGCAAAGATCGGCCGGCCTTCCCTCTCGGTCAGAAAGGTTTGTTCGACCGGTTCGAGGCTGAAGGAGGCGTAGATTCCGGTGTTGTCGGGCATGTGCTGGTCTCGCTGTTGATGGCTGGGAGATGCGGCGCCGAAGCGCCGCTGTGATGTCGTGCCGGTGACTGCCCCTCACCCTAGCCCTCTCCCCGCTTGCGGGGAGAGGGGACGTGCCCTGCGAAAGGTCCGTGGGAACGGAGAGCTCGCAGCCTGCCCCCTTCGCCCCGTTTACGGGGAGAAGGTGCCGGCAGGCGGATGAGGGGCACGCCAAACATTGAAAAGTCGACGGCTTAATTCACCTTCGACAGAAACGGCCGCATCAGCGTCGCCTCGAGCACGCCGGTCGCCGTGATGGTGACGCCCGTGCCGTTGGCCGTCGCATTGGCCGAGAGCGTGATGCTCTGGACGACGCCGTTCGGGCTGTAGGTGATACCCGCAATCGTCGTGCCGCCTGATATACCCGTGCCGGCGACGGCCGCGCCGATGAACGGCCCGGAACCGGCACTCAGGCCGGCAAGGCCGGTCAGCAGGCTGGAGCCGTTGACGGTGTTGGCCGTAAACGTCTGGTTGGCGGCGGCGAAGTTGACGTTGGCGATCGCCTTGGTGCCGACGGTTGCCGAGGCCGGGGCGCTCGCCTGGCCTGCAGTGGTGGTGGTTTCGGCAACGACGAGGGCCGCCGTAGCGCTCGCCACCTGCGACGGCGCCTGGCCGTTGCGTTGCAGCCAGAGGTAATAGGTCCCGGCGGACAGCGTAATGGCGCCCACCGGACCGCCGGTCAGCGTCGGCGGCTGGGCGGCACCGGAAAAGACGCCGCAGCGCTGGCCGACGACGGCGCCCGCCGTGGTCAGCAGCGAAGCGACATAATCCTTGGTCCACTGGAACCATTGACCGGGCTGAAGGGTCGTCTGCGACGCCAGCACCAGCTGGCAATAGACCCATTCGGATTCACGGTCGCCGCCGGCAACGGCGCCGAGGGCGAAGTTCGGCCCGGGAATGCCGGAGCCGGAAACGATCGGGCCTTCGACGACGAACGGGTTCGCGCCAAGACGATCGGACTGGATGGTTGCGATCGACATTTGCTTGTTCCTTTCGTTCGATCAGGCGAACAGCACGCCCTGCAGGAAGGCGTTGTTCATGGTGAGGTTGCCGGCAAAGCCCATCAGCTGCACGAAGGCATCCTGATTGGTGTTCATGCGCTCGTCGCCGATCGGGGCCATGTCGCGGTCGCGATGCGGGCGGTAGAACAGGTATTTGGTGTTGAGGAAGAACATCTGATTAACAGGCGCGCCGCCGCCGAAGCCGCCATCGAAGATGACGTCGGCGCCCATATATTGCAGCGACTGGAAGCCGGCCATGCCCTTGTCGGCGGAAGTGATGCGCTGGATCGCCTGCAGCGATTCCCAGTAGAGGCGGAAGAAGTTGTTGTCGGCGACGACGAGATCGGGGGCGTCGGAGCCGCGCACGCAGGACATATAGAGCCGGTTCATATAGCTCTGGATGTTGGCGTTGGTGGCGGCAGCGCCGCCATCGGCCGAGGCCGAGAATTTCTGGTTGCGCCAGAAACCCCAGGTGGCGCGCGAGATGCCGCCGACGGTGCCCGAGGTCGGCGAGGTCGAGATCAAGAGCTGCAGGCCGCCGATCTGCCGGCCGCCATCGGCCGTGCCGTCGGAATAGCAGTCGAGCGCGATATTGTTCTTCAGCGTCGTCTCGGCGTTCTCGATGCGCTGCTCGAGCAGGTCGAGGATCGCATCCTCGCCGGAATTCTGCAGCTGTTCGAGGCCGGACATGGAAACGGCGACCGCGGCCTGCTTCAGGTCGTATTCGGCGGCGGTGATGACGTCGGAGGGCTGCACGTTCAGGATATCGTAGCCGGAATAGCGCTTGAAGGTGCTGTTTTCCTGGTACTGCAGTTCCTGGACGATGGTGCGGCCGCCGGAGACCGGCTTCTTGCGGCCGCGGCTGTTGAGACGGGTGAGAAGACCGTTGTTCTTCGTCACGTCGTCGGCGACCGTGCCGCTGCGGTTGCGCAGCGTCGTGGTGACGATTTCAGAAAGGTTGGGCGAGATGGGCATCGATCATTCCTTTGATCAGAATTGGCCTTTGATCAGACTTGGCCGCGCGAAAAACGCATGGCGTCGCGCAGCGAGTCGCGGATGGAGGTGGGCTGGCCTCTTGCCGCATCGCGGGTCGGCCCCGGCGCGGAAGAACCAGAGATGGATCGCGAGGCGCGGCGGGCTTGATCTGCCGCTGCGGCCCTCTGGGTTTGCTGTTGGTGGACGGGCGCCGGCGCAGTCTGGCTGATCAACTGCTGGCGAATGTCCGGGCGCATCCAGCATGCGGCGTCGTAGGCGTCCTGAAGAGTCGATGCCCGCCCTGCGTTGATAAGGGCGACCATGTCGTCGAGAACGTCTTCGGCATGCGCATTGGCCGGATCGGAAAGAAAGGCATCTACTTGAGTTTCGGTGTCTCTCTTGCGCAAAACATGTTCGACCGTGGCCTCGACATTAACGGGCCCGGCCTGGCGCTGGAACTCATGCCCTGCCTGCGCGCCGCGCTGCAGGGCCTCCCCCGTCTGCCCATTGACCAGGGCGTGAAGATTGACGCCTGCCACCTTGGCGACGTGAAGGACGGTGTTGACGGGATCGCGGATCAGCGCGTTTTCCCAGTCGATCGCCCGGCGCATGACATCGGCATGGGTCATGCCGGCCTGGCGGACGATCGGGGTGAACTCCTCGAGCCCCTTGTAATCCTGCAGCACGCGGAAGCCGCGATCGACCTCCTGTTCCCGCTTCGCGATCGCCGCCTGCACTTCGCCAGGCAGGCTCGAAAACTGCGCCTTGGCTTCCGCCGACCAGCCGGGCGGAACCCGGTTGCCGATGGCGGCCGGCTGTTCGCCGCCCTGTCCCCGGCTCTGCGCCTGCGGCGTCTGCTGCCGCTCGCCGGCGGCAGCGGCCTGCTCCTGGCCTTTGGCGATGAAGCGGCCGTTTTCGCCGTCGCGTGGCCGAGCCGGAATATCGTCCGCTCCCGTGCCTTCGACGGTGTCGATCGCCGCCTTCAGGCTGTCGCGGATGCTGACCGGCTTATCGCCGGACGCATCAAAATTGTCGCTGCCGTTGCCGGCCTCGTTCAGGTCTTCCATATCCATGTCGGAATATTCCTATTTCGGGGATTGATGCCCGTTCAGGCGTTGTATTCGGCGTAGACCCGCCGCAACTCGTTGCGGATGGCCTTCCGGTCCGCTCTGGGTTTCTCGGTCGGCTGCGGCTTCTCATTGCCGATCTCGACCACGCCGGCCGCCCGATAGGCGGAACGCAGCTTGGCTTTCGAGGTGTAATGCCGGCCGTCATGCATCGACTGGATGTCGATGCTGTCGCTGACGAAATGCGGCGCCGGCAGATCCGACTGGGCCACGGTCTTCACCGTCATGCAGTTGTGCGGCCACCTGTCGAGTTCATGCCAGCCGCCGCAGACGCGGCAATAACGTTCTCTCATCTCTGACCCTCGAACTATTGGTAGGCCGGTTCAGCCTGAAACTGCTGCGGGATCTGCTGCAAAGCCTGCGCCGCCATCTCGCCGCGCGCCTGCTCGACGGCGGCGCGGTGCTCGATCTCGGCCTGCGCCACGCCGAGCTCGGCCTTCCGCTGTTCGGCGCTGGCCTTCACTTCAGCCGTCTTCAATTTGAGCAGCTCGCCGGGCGAAGGCTGCGGCTCCGGTTTTGGCGCGCTGGCAGCCTGGGAAAGCTGGCCTCCCACCTGCTCCAGCATGCTTTCGAGCTGGCGGCCGGCCCTAAAGCCGCGGGCGGCAAAGAGCAGCGTCTCGACCATGACCGGCACCAGCATCGGCGACTGCTGCGCCATGGCGCCGGCCTGCTGCATGAAGCCGCCGACCATCTGGACGAATTCCATGCGGCGCTGCTTTTCGGCATCCTCGTCGGGCTCGATCGTCGAATCCGTCTCGATCTCGACCTGGAAACCGCGAATGCTGTCATTGCGCAGGAGCTGCACCACCTCGTCGATCGTCGGCTGCCCCATCATCTGCTGCAGCTGCGGCGGCAGTTCGGGCGGAGGCGGCGCCGGCTGGCCTATCTGCTCGGCCCGCATCGCCACCTGCTGCGCCGCCATCTGCATCTGCTGCATCTGCATCTCGACCTGCTGCTTCCCGGCCATCGTCGGCAACTTGATGCCACTCACCAGCATCAGCGTTTCCGGCTGAAACTGGTCGCAGATGATTTCGCCGGCAAGGCGGATGATGTCGCGGGCGAAACGGGCGAGCTCGGCCTGGCGGTCGCGGATGCGGATCGAGCCCCACTGGCTCTTGATCCGCTGCGCCGTCGCCGTCTCCGACGCCTGGGTGTCGCCGCGCACGATGTCCGATATGCCGGTGATCTGGTAGACATCCTCGATCAGCTGCTTGCGCGCCGCCATGCAGGCGACGATCACCTTCTGCACCTCGTCGATCGGCAATGTCACGACCGCTTTCGAGCCGCCCTTGTCGGTGAACGCCGCCCATTCCGGGATCGGCACCATCACCATGTCGTTTTCAGGCCGCATCGCCTTCTCGATCGCCGGCGAAATCGCGCCGTCGCCGGAGGGATAGAACACCTTCAGGCGCAGCTGGTCGGTCAGCTTGTTGATGCGCTTGGTCAGCAGATCGATCTCGTCGCATTGCTGCTGGTAATAGACGTAATCGGGAACCGGGATCAGCGAGCTCGTCGACACCGTGCCATAGGCCGGGCGCGGGCAAGGCCAGAAATGCGTCAGATCGAGCGGCGGCTCGGAGACTTCGAGCGCCACCGGCGAGCCGTCGGCGATCCAGACGGTATAGTTCTCGCTCTTGCACCAGATCTCCCAGACATGGGTCTTGCCCTCATTCTCCAGTCGCTCGGCCTGGCTGGCGCCCTTGCCGCTGGCCGCTGGTTGCGCCGCGCCCGAAGCGATCGCCTCACGGCCGAAGCGCTTTTCCAATTCCTCGTCGGTCATCGGCACGCGCCGCGCCACCCAGGTCACATCCTTCCAGCGGCGGGCCGGCGAGTGCAGGAAATCCGACCAGTGGACATAATCGACGCAGACACGCTCGTCGGCGATCGCTTCGAGGGTCGCGCCCATCTCGCCGGGCAAGCGGCCTTCCGCCGGCGGCTCCGAGGGCGCAACCCCCATGTCGAGCGGCTCGAAATCGGCCTCATAACGCAGCCACACCGTGCCGCGGGCGCAGAGCAGGAAATCGTCGCGCACCGCCCGCATGATCGAATCGAGGTCGGCCTCGTCGCCCGTATAGGCGAGATTGCGCTCGACGATTTCAGAGGCGATGCGGGCCACCGGCTCGGCATCCTTGAAGCGGCGCTCGACGACCGGCTGCGGCACGCGGGCATAGACGGCCGGCTGCAGCACCGCGGTGTTTGCCCAGAGCATCGGAAACCGGCGCTTGGCCGCACTCGTCTGATCCGACTGCTGGTCGAGATAGATCTTCTCGATCTTGACGCAGCGGTCGTGCCAGGACTTGAAATAGCGCTGGGCGCGTTCGAGCTCCTGCTGCCAATGGGCGCCGACCTTTGCCGGATCCCAGCGCTCGTCGCCCTCAAAAGCCGTTATCTCGTCTTCCATCAAACACGCTCGCTGGATCTGGGGGTGGCATCGGCAAATTCGTTGAAGGTCATCGTCTGGAATGTCGGCAGGCGCTTCAGCTCAGGCTTCAGCGGTTCGGGCGCCAGGCCGGTGAAGATGATGGCAAGACCGCCGAAAGCATCCGCCCCGTGCGAGGCCCAGTTGTGCAGCGGCTCGTCGCGGAAGACGCCGAGATCCTCGTCCCAGTCCTTGCGGTAGTTGCGCAGGCATTTGATGCCGTCGGCGCAGCCGGCCTGATCGAACTCGACCTTGGCCAGGATGCGCCGGGTGCCGTTGATGCGATCATGGACATAGGCGCGCTCGACCCTGCGCACCGTGCCGAGACCGCGCGCCCTCACCTCTTTCAGCATGATTTCGATGCGGGTCATGCCGCCGCGCGTCCATTCCCGCACCTTGATGTCGTGCGGCATGTTGTGGGCGCCGTAGACATACCCTTGCCCGGCCGCACGCCGCTCCAATTCGTCGAGCATGCCGTCCATGCCGGTGCCGGTATGCTCGAAATAGCCGATCATCCTGACCCGGCCGGGCAGCACCTGGAACAGCCAGACGCTGTTGGCATCGTCCATGCCGATGTCGGAGATGGTGTGGACGGCATAGCCGTCGACATGCGGGAAGACGCCGATGCGCTCCTCAGCGTCCGCCACCGCCATCTGGTCGGCATAATAGGCGCCTTCGACGCTCGCTTCGAAAGCTTCGGCCGGCGTCGAGGGATATTCACGCTTCATGTCGCCGAGCTGGATCTCGGCCTTCTTGACGTACCAGGCCTTCTGACGCTCCGTCAGTTCGATCCCCTGTTCGGCAAGCTGGCGGAAGTATTTGGCAAAGGCGTCGCTGACGATGACGCCCTCGGGCGCGATCGCATAATGCGGCTCCTTCCACCACGGGAAGAAATGGAACTTGAAGTCGAGTTCGGTCAGCTTCGCCGCCTGGCGCTGCTTGACCTGGGCATCCTCGCAAAGCGAGAAGAAATGCCCCTCCTGGCCTTCCGCCGTGCTTTCGACGAAGACCAGCTGGCCCGCCTGCACCGTATTCAGCGCGCCGGTGCGAACCTCCCGCGCCTTGTCGGGATATTTGGCGCAGAGTTTGCCGTATTCCGAAATGTGAAGGTATTGCAGTGTGCCTGAACGCAGCGAAGTGCCGACGCGGATGCTCGAATTGTTGGCGAGCAGCAGTTCGGTCTGGTTGGTCCTGACGACAGGCACGGCGTTGCGGATGCCTTCGGGCAGATTGTCATAGGGGTATTTGATCTTGTCCCGAAAAATCGTCTGCACGTCGCCGAGCGTATGGGCGATAGTGCCCGCCCTGATGTCCCGGTTGAAGACGCAGGCATCGAGCATGAAGATCTGGATGAAAGTCGTCAGCCCCAGCTGGCGGGCCTTCAACAGCACGTTGAGATAATGCATCTCCTCGAAAAAGGTCATCTGCATCAGGTTCATTTCGAACCGGACGCGTTTGCCCGCCTTGTCGGTGATCCAGTAGAGATTGTTCAGCCGCCAGCGCCAGTCGGAGAACCGGTCAACCGCCGTTTGGAAGTCCGCGCGTCTTGCCATTGATATCTTCCAGCAGTTGCGAGACTTCGTTGCTCACGCCCTGTTCGGGCTCGACCTTGGCGCCGTATTTCTTCGGCCTGAGCTTCTCGGCCACCCATTGCCGGGTGGCGATGCGCAGCTGCGAGCGCCTTATCGCCTCGCCATTCTCCTGCCAGCCGGTGGTTTCGCCGGCGGCATTCTTCTTTTCGATCCAGTCATTGCTGCTGTCGTCGGCAATCTCGACCAGCTCGTCGACGAAGCCGTCGGCCAGAATTTCGCGCGCCAGCGCATAACGCGCCCGAAACGCCGCCTTGTCCTCGTCGGCGAGCCAGGAGAGCACGGTGGATTTCGCCGGCATAGCCTCGTCGCGGCAGATCGACCGCAGGCTTTCCCGGTCGGCAATGCGATCGCAGATCTTCTCGGCCAGCGCCTGGCTGAACTTGGTCGGTCTGCCCATCGGTCCGCGTCTGAACGCTCAGAACAGCGCGACGATATTGGACGCCGTCGTCCCGGTCAGCGCCACGATCGCGGCATGCACCGGCAGGATCGTCCCGGCCGGCACGCTCTTGAAAATGACAGGGTCCATGTCCCGACGCGGCGCAATCGCCACGTCGCCCGCCGTGCCGATATAAAGCGCACGCGCGCCGACAATCGCACTGTCATTCGGCGTCACCGCGGCGGCCCGCGAGGCCGGAGCAATCGAGGCATCCAT